ACTAAAAACATAATTGCTTCTACTAAAATACAATTGGTAGACTTTAGTGATGAAGCATTATCTCAGGTAGAACAAAGACTTTTAGCAAAGGGTGTTAAAGGCGTTAGGTTCGGATTAACAGGTGGTGGATGTGCTGGATTTTCTTATGTATTTGAATATGCTGACGGACCTAAACAGGACAATGATGTAGCTGTTGATTTTGGGTCCTTTACATTATGGTTAGATGATATGTCTAAAGAAATGTTGGAAGGAACTTTAATATCATGGAAAGTAGAAGGACTAAATGAAGGTTTTGAATTCATAAGTCCTAAGGAAGAATCATCCTGTGGATGTGGAGTCAGCGTTTCCTTTGCTATATAGGAGCGCAACATGGCAAAAGTTAGACAAGTTATTTCTATAACACCTACAAAAAAAGCAACTTCTCAAGGTGTTGGAGGAAGAGGAAGAAGAATAAAATGTTCTACTTCCACAATGAATAAACATAAAAGGAGAAGTTATAAAAAATATAGAGGACAAGGTAGATGACAACAACGTCAACAGTTATTACTAATGTTACAGAAGGAACTTTCTCAGCAAACAATCCTGGGGAACTAGATTATTTGAGACCGAATGGGTTTAAGTTTCAAATACATAATATTCCTAACGTTAGTTATTTTTGCCAAGCAGCTAATATACCAGAGATAAATTTACCAAACGCAATACAGCCTAACCCATTGGTAGACATACCACACCCTGGTGAAAAATTAGAATTTGGACAATTAATAATTAGATTCCTTATACAAGAGGACATGGCAAATTATAAAGAACTGTATGACTGGCTAATAGGATTAGGTTTTCCTGAAAGCCATAAACAATATAAAGAGTATGGTAAGACACAACAATATAGATTCCCTGATATAGATGCTACAAAACAACAATCATTAGCACAATACTCTGATGCTACTTTATTTCTATTAGATTCTAATAATAATCCTATTACTCAAATTATGTTTAGGGATTTGTTTCCTATTAGTTTACAAGGACTAGATTTTGAAATATCCTCAGGTAATACAGACTATATGGTCGGTATAGGGATATTTAGATATAAAGACTATGTAATTGAATCAGCAGCGACTGCTTAATTGGTATTATAGTTTATTGACTTTTACTCCTAAAGAGCCTATAATTATATTATGATTACTCTAAACGAACTTCAAGATATGTGGAAGGTAGACTGTAAGGTTGATGAGCTTAACCTTGGACAAGAGTCTACTAAGATACCCGAACTACATGCTAAGTATCTAAATTATCTATCCACATTTAAATTACAATTAAGAAAATCCAAAAGTAATCTATTGTCTATGAGACGTGTAAAATGGAAATATTTTAGAGGTGAATTGTCTCAAGAAGAACTAAACAATTTAGGATGGGATCAATACTTAGGCAATCAACCATTAAACAATCAAATGAATGAAGTATTAGATTCAGATCCTGATATAATTAAACTAACAGATAAGGTAGAGTATGTAGAAGCTTGTCTATATCAATGTGAAATGATTCTTAAGTCTATACAAAGTAGATCTTTTGATATTAAAAACGCTATAGAATGGACTAAGTTTACAAATGGTCTCTTATGATAACAGTAAGTAAAAAGAACGAAGTATATTTAAAAATAGATACTGATCCTAGTACGGAACAAGAGCTATCAGACTTTTTTACATTTGAAGTTCCTGGTGCTAGGTTTATGCCTTTATATAAGAATAGGATGTGGGACGGAAAGGTTAGATTGTTTAGTCAATATACAAAAGAATTATATTTAGGACTCTTGCCTTATGTTAAAGAGTTTGCTAATACATTAGAATATGATTTACAAATAAAAGTACCTGATTTAGGTGAGAAAGTAAACGTAGAAAGCTTTACTAAATTGTTAAAATTACAAAGTGGTGGTAAGGATATACAGATACGTGACTACCAAATAGATGCTGTTAGACACGCTCTAAGGCACTCTAGAACACTATTATTAAGTCCTACTGCTAGTGGTAAATCTCTTATAATTTATACTTTAATTAGGTATCATCAACAACAAAATAGAAAACAATTGATAGTCGTTCCTACAACGTCATTGGTAGAACAAATGTATGGAGACTTTCAAGATTATGCCACAGCTACAGATTGGAAAGTATCAGAAAACTGTCATAGGATATACGGCGGTAAAGAAAAATCAAATGAATATGATATTACAATAAGCACATGGCAATCTATATACAAATTTCCTAAACAATGGTTTCAAAAATTTGATGTTATATATGGTGATGAAGCACACAATTTTAAATCTAAATCACTAACAACATTAATGAATAAATGTACTAATGCTCCTTATAGATATGGGACAACAGGTACATTGGACGGAACACAAACGCATAAGCTAGTTTTAGAAGGTGTGTTTGGTGCTGTACACAAGGTTACGACAACTAAAAAATTGATGGAGGATAAACAATTAGCAGATCTAAAAATCGTATGTTGCACGCTAAACTATACAAAAGACGAAGAGCGCAAATTTATTACAAAAGGAAATTATCAGGAGGAGATAGATTGGATAGTACAGAATCCTCAAAGGAACGAGATAATAAAGAACCTAACTATTGCTCAAGAAGGTAATACATTATTGCTATTTCAATATGTAGAAAAGCATGGTAAAGTTTTACATGAAATGATAGATAAAGCTGTTAAGGATAAAAGAAAAGTCTTTTTTGTATATGGAGGCACTGATACACAGACTAGAGAAGACATTAGAGCTATTACAGAAAAAGAAAACGACGCTATTATAATAGCATCATATGGTACGTTTTCCACGGGTATAAATATAAGGAACCTTCATAATATTGTTTTTGCCTCTCCAACTAAGAGCAGAATACGAAACTTACAAAGCATTGGTCGTGGGTTACGTAGGGGAGATCAAAAAGTTCAATGCAAGTTATTTGATATAGGTGACGATTTATCTTGGAAGTCCAAGAAGAATTATACTTTAAACCATTTAATCGAGAGGGTAAAAATTTATAACGAGGAAGGCTTCGATTATAAATTAGTAAAAATAGATGTCTGATATACAAATAGTTAAATTAAAAGATGGGTCTACAATAGTAGGTAAAATATCCGTAGGTCCAGAGATAATAGAAATAGAACATCCTATAGAACTGATAGCACACCTAGAACAAAAAGGTGGATTATTAGGTGAGCAAATAAGTTTGCGACCTTGGATAAGTATTTCTTCAGAGAAAACGTTTTCCATAGAGAGAACAAATATTATAACGACAACACCATTACATGAAAGGTTTGTCAAAGGTTATAATACAATAGTTGATTCAACATATCTAAATAATAGTATATGGGAAGATCCTTTATTGTTACCAGAACCAACAAAAGATCTAGACTCATGGGAAGAATTAGATTTGGAGGACATAGCAGAACTATCAAAAGCTATGATTAAAAAACAGATACATTAGAGGTTATATTATGAGAGAGTTAGGTTTAGTATTAGTAGGGTGTTTCGTTTTTGCAATATTCTTTGCAGGCGTTATATACCCAGAACTAGAGTATAAAGGTTACAGTAGGAATCATACTTGCACAGGGCAATGTTATGCAGATTACGTAGCTGAATACGGAACCACAGTAGAAATATTACAAGCAAAACAGGAGTTAGCAGCAGGCGATCCCTTTAGTAATATTAGAAGTTTATGGGCTGGTTGTGCAGCATGTCATGGAGCACAAGGACAAGGAGGCGTAGGCCCAATGTTAGCCGGTCAAAGTTCAATTGATATTGTAGGCAAATTAACCACATACAAAACTCGAGGACAAATAGGTCCTATGAGTCAAATGATGTGGGGGCAGGCAGAAAATTTATCAGATGATGACATACAAACAATAGGGGATTTTGTAGAAGCAAATTTTCCCTCAGAATAGTAGGAGTTTATTATGGCAAAAAGACGTGATCCAAATTCATCACATTACATCGACAACAAGGAGTTCCTTAGGGCTATATCAGAGTATAGGGAACTAAGAATTGAAGCCGAAGAAAGTGGAGATGAGAAACCAAGGGTAACTAATTATATAGGTGAGTGCTTTGTTAAGATAGCAAATCATTTAGCTTATAAGGCAAACTTTGTAAATTATACATTCAGAGATGAAATGATTTTAGATGGTATAGAAAATTGTTTAACATACATGGACAATTTTAATCCTGAAAAATCCTCAAATCCTTTTGCATACTTTACACAAATTACATATTATGCTTTCATTAGGCGTATTCAGAAAGAAAAACGACAAATGGAAACAAAATTTAAATATATTAAAAGTCTAGATATAGATGCTATACTAGCTGATGGCGAAGGTAGTACAGACTATTTAGATTATATGCGTAATATTATTGACCAAGCAGAAGCAGATGAAGCTAAATCTAAAAAGGAAAACGAAGGTAAGAAAATACACAAACGTCGTCCTAAATATTTAGATGAAAAAATTAAGGCAAAAGAAAAAGCAGAAGCAGAAGCAAAAGCAAATGAAAAAAGCAAGTAGTGAGATAGAAGGTTTCTATCAATGGAACTTTACAGATATAGTTAGTGATTTACCTGAGTCAGGTAAGATGATAGAAATAGGTTCTTATGTAGGAAAATCAGCAGTTGCTTGGGCAGAGGCATTTGAACAAGCAGGTAAAGAATATACAATACATTGCGTAGATACATTTCAAGGCATAACAGACAAGGGTAGAACTACTGTTATGAATGAAGAACTAAAAAAGTTCTTAGATAGTTTGATGTGTACAGGCGAGGAACAAGAACAAAAGTTTATAGAGAATACAAAAGGTTGGGATAATATAACTTATGAAAAAAGTTATTTCACAGATGAATGGCGTCCTCAAGAAGACTATGATGTTTTATGGTACGACGCTAATCATTTTGAGGAGTATGTAACTGAGGCAATAAACTTCTGGGAAGACAGAGTAGATACAATGATTATAGATTGTTATGACGACGTTCATCCTGGAACAGTAGCAGCAATAGATAAATCCAAAATGCCTTTTAAATTATTTGAATATCATTTAGGAACTAAAGGTATAGTATTAATAGACAGTTTTACATCATTAGCTTAGGAAAGGTAATATTGACTCTTGAAAATAGGTTCAGGGTTCATATATAATATCATATTATGGGAAAGTTAAGATATAGTGAAGTATTTTATAGTGTTCAAGGCGAAGGCAGATTCGTAGGTGTCCCTAGTGTCTTTTTAAGAGTGTTTGGTTGTAACTTTGAGTGTGCTGGTTTCGGACAGGAACGAGGTAACTTGTTAGCTACAGATAAAATGCCTTACTTTACAGACCCTAAAGCAGATAAGAATCATCCTCAGGCATATA